ATGTGGCGACACATCGCCTCGAACGCGCTGACGCTGTTCATCGTGCTGCTTCTGGCGGCCGGTGGGGCGGTGATCTGGGCCCAAAAGGAATACACCGGCCCCGGCCCGCTGGCCGAGGCCATCTGCCTGCGGGTCGAGAGCGGCTCGAACATGCGGCGGGTGTCGCAGGATCTGGCGGAGAAGGGCGCGATCTCGAGCCAGACGATCTTCCGCGCCGGCGCCGATTACAGCGGCAAGGCCGGTGACCTGAAGGCGGGCAGCTTCCTGGTGAACCCGAATGCTTCGATGGAGGAGATCGTGGATGCGATCACCCGTTCGGGGCGGTCGACCTGCGGCACCGAGATCAACTATCGCATCGGCATACGCAACGCCGAGATGCAGGTGCGCGAGCTGGACCCCACCACCAACCGCTATGTCGAGAAGCTGGCTTTTGATCCGGCCGCCGTGGAGGCCCTGCCCGAGGGGTATACCGAGGTGCTGGCGCAGCCCGACCTGCGCTACCGGGTGACGCTGGCCGAGGGCGTGACCAGCCACCAGGTGATCGAGGGGCTGAAGGCCGCCGATTTCCTGACCGGCGACGTTTCGCTGCCCGAGGAGGGCACGCTGGCGCCCGACAGCTATGAGGTGATGCGCGGCGCCGAGCGGGCGGCCCTGGTGGCCCGCATGGCCGAGGCGCAGGCCGCGCTGCTGGAAGAGCTGTGGCAGAACCGGGCCGCGGACCTGCCGCTGGAGACCCCGCAGGAGGCGCTGATCCTGGCCTCGATCGTGGAGAAGGAGACCGGCGTGCCGGAAGAGCGCCGGCAGGTGGCCAGCGTCTTCGTCAACCGGTTGCGCAAGGGCATGGCGCTGCAGACCGACCCGACGATCATCTACGGCATCACCCGCGGCGAATACGTGCTGGAGCGCGGCATCACCAATTCCGACATGCGCGGCGAGACCGAGAAGCGGCTGCATGGCAAGGTGGAATACAACACCTACGTGGTGACCGGCCTGCCGCCGGGCCCGATCGCCAACCCCGGCCGCGCCGCGATCGAGGCGGCGCTGGACCCGGATGCGACGCCCTATCTCTATTTCGTGGCCGACGGTTCGGGCGGGCATGCCTTTGCCGAGACGCTGTCGGAGCATAACGAGAACGTGGCCCGCTGGCGCAAGATCGAGGCCGAGCGCGCCAACCAGTAGGCGTTTTCCAGTTGTGCGCTTGCGCGCAAGCCATTGATTGAGCGCCGCCCTTCGGGGCGGCGCGCTGCCTCCGGCGGGGATATTCTCGGCCAGAAGAAGGCAGCGTTCGGTCTGTTAACATCTTGATAATACAATAATTCTTGACCTGGCGCGCGCTGTCGGGTATACCTTTGGGCAAGCTAGAAGAAGTGGGCAAGCGGCGCGGGGGCGACCCCGGGGCCGCTTTTTCATTTCGCTCGTGCGGAGGCATGAGAGGCGGGCATTGACCACATGACATTGATTTCTCCCTTGGCGGGTGAACGGGCGTCGCAGGAAATCCTTGCCGAGGCCGAACTGCATTACCGGCGCACCATCCGGGCGCTGAACCAGATCATCGAGGATGTCACCGCGGGCCAAATGGACCGGGTGAAGGAGCTGAAGGGCGCGCTGGCCGATCTGGGCCGCGCGACCCAGACGGCCTTTGACGAGAGGGCGCGTGTTGAAAAACGTATCCGGACAGAGACAGGAATCGTCCACGACTATGCACTCGACCTTGCCGAGGCGCGCGACGAGATCGGGCGCCGACTGGATCGCCTCCGCGCCGCCGGAGGTGCAGGAGGAATTCCTGGGCAGCCTGAGTGAGGGGGCGCTGCTGGCGCTGCCTTACCTGTTCGAGTTCTGGGCGCTGCCGCATCAGCTGCCGCCCGGGGGCGACTGGCGGAGCTGGGTGATCATGGGCGGGCGCGGCGCGGGCAAGACGCGCGCCGGGGCCGAGTGGGTGCGCGCCGAGGTCGAGGGGCCGCGGCCGCTGGACGTGGGCCGCTCGCGCCGGGTGGCGCTGGTCGGCGAGACCGTCGAGCAGGTGCGCGAGGTGATGGTGTTCGGCGAGAGCGGCATCCTGGCCTGTTCGCCCCCCGACCGCCGACCGAAATGGGAGGCCACGCGCAAGCGCCTGGTCTGGCCCAACGGGGCGGTGGCGCAGGTGTTCTCGGCGCATGAGCCCGAGAGCCTGCGGGGGCCGCAATTCGATGCCGCCTGGGCCGATGAGCTGGCGAAATGGAAGCGCGCGGAGGAGGCCTGGGACATGCTGCAGTTCGGGCTGAGGCTGGGGCCGATGCCGCGGCAATGCGTGACCACCACGCCGCGCAACGTGGGCGTTCTGAAGGCCATTCTGGCCAACCCCTCGACGGTGGTGACGCAGGCGCCGACCGAGGCGAACCGGGCGCATCTGGCGGCCTCGTTCCTGGCCGAGGTGCGGGCGCGCTATGCCGGGACGCGGCTGGGCCGGCAGGAGCTGGACGGGGCGCTATTGGAGGATGCCGAGGGGGCGCTGTGGCGGTCCGGCGCGCTGGAGGCGGCCCGGCTGGAGCGCGCGCCGGACTTCGACCGGGTGGTGGTGGCGGTGGATCCGCCGGTGACGGGCAAGGCCAGCTCGGACGAGTGCGGGATCGTCGTGGTGGGGGCCATGACGCAGGGGCCGGTGCAGGACTGGCGCGCGGTGGTGCTGGAGGATGCGAGCGTCTCGGCAGCCTCGCCCATGGCCTGGGCCGGGGCGGCGATCGCGGCGATGGAGCGGCACAGGGCCGAGCGGCTGGTGGCCGAGGTGAACCAGGGCGGCGAGCTGGTGGAGAGCGTGATCCGGCAGATCGACCCGCTGGTGCCGGTCAAGGCGGTACGGGCCTCGAAGGGCAAGGTTGCGCGGGCGGAGCCGGTGGCGGCGCTTTATGAGCAGGGGCGGGTGCGGCATCTGCGGGGGCTGGGCGCGCTGGAGGACCAGATGTGCCGGATGACGGCCCAGGGCTACCAGGGCAAGGGCAGCCCGGACCGGGTGGATGCGTTGGTCTGGGCGCTGCACGAGTTGATGATCGAGCCGGCGGCGCGCTGGCGGCGGCCGCGGGTGCGGGGGCTGTAGGGCGCGCCGGGACGTCCATGCCTCCGGCGGGAGTATTTTCGCCAAGAAGAAGGCTGTTCTCACATTCGGATGTCGCGGGCATGGCCCGGTGTTCTGCCCCGAGGCAGGGGGTTTTTCGTGCTGCCGGTGCGGTGGCGGACGGGACGAGCGAGGAGCTTATCACATGGTATTCAATCTTTTCCGGCGGGCGGAGGCGACGGCGCCGGAGGCCAAGGCCTCGGCCACGGGGCCGGTGATCGCATGGCAGGGCGCGGGACGCGTGGCGTGGAGCCCGCGCGATGCGGTGTCGCTGACAAAGGCCGGGTTCACCGGCAACCCGGTGGGATTCCGGTCGGTCAAACTGATCGCCGAGGCAGCGGCGGCGCTGCCGCTGGTGCTGCAGGACGAGGCGCGGCGCTATGAGGCGCATCCGGTTCTGGACCTGGTGGCCCGGCCCAACGCGGCGCAGGGGCGGGCGGAGCTATTCGAGGCGCTGTACGGGCAGCTCTTGCTGTCGGGGAACGCCTATCTGGAGGCGGTGGGCGGCGAGGGCGGCCTGCCGCTGGAGCTGCATGTGCTGCGCTCGGACCGGATGAGCCTGGTGCCGGGGGGCGATGGCTGGCCGGTGGCCTATGATTATTCGGTGGGCGGGCGCAAGCACCGGTACGACATGACCGGGGCGCTGCCGCCGATCTGCCATATCAAGAGCTTTCATCCGCAGGACGACCACTACGGCCTCTCGCCCATGCAGGCGGCGGCCACGGCGGTGGATGTGCACAATGCGGCCTCGCGCTGGTCGAAGGCGCTGCTGGACAATGCGGCACGGCCCTCGGGCGCCATCGTTTATCGCGGGGCGGACGGGCAGGCGAGCCTGAGCGAGGAGCAGTACCAGCGCCTGCAGGACGAGATGATGAGCTATCACCAGGGCGCGGCCAATGCGGGGCGGCCGATGTTGCTGGAGGGCGGTTTGGACTGGAAGCCGATGGGCTTCAGCCCCTCGGACATGGAGTTCCAGAAGACCAAGGAGGCGGCGGCGCGGGAGATCGCGCTGGCCTTCGGCGTGCCGCCGATGCTGTTGGGGATCCCGGGGGACGCGGCCTATGCCAATTACCAGGAGGCGAACCGGGCCTTTTACCGGCTGACGGTTCTGCCGCTGGCGACCAAGGTGTCGGCGGCGGTGTCGGAGTTCCTGTCGCGGTTTGCGGGCGAGCGGGTGGTGCTGAAGCCCGATCTCGACCAGGTGCCGGCGCTGAGCGCCGAGCGCGAGGCGCAGTGGAGCCGGGTCAGCCGGGCCGATTTCCTGAGTGATGCCGAGAAGCGGATGCTGCTGGGGCTGCCCAAGCGGGCGGAGGATGAATGAGCGGCGGGCCGGAGCGGACCGGCTCGCGCTATCTCTATGCGCCCTTCGAGGTGGCCAATGCCCGGATCGAGGCCAATGAGCGCGTGGCCGAGGAGCGCTGGGCGGCGCTGTCCTACCGGCTGGAGCGGATCGAGATTTCGCAGGAGCGCGTGGAGCGGCGGCTGTGGCTGGCCGTCTATGGCGTGGTGGCGGTGATTTTGGCGCAGGGCGTGACCTCGCTGCTGGCGGTCGCGCCGTAAGGAGATTGCAGATGGATGAAACGGATTTGGCGGCGGGGCTGGAGCGCAAGTTCTGCCCGGCCGGGGCCGGGCTGTCGGTGACGGACGGTGCGGTGGTGGAAGGCTATGCCTCGCTTTTCGGGAAGCCCGACCAGGGCGGCGACGTGGTGCAGAAGGGGGCCTATGCGGCCTCGCTGAAGGCGCTGGGGGCGCAGGGGCGGCGGGTGAAGATGCTGTGGCAGCACGACCCGGCGCAGCCCATCGGCGTGTGGGACGAGGTGCGCGAGGACGGGCGGGGGCTGTACGTCAAGGGGCGGCTGCTGACCGACGTGGCGCGGGGGCGCGAGGCCGCCGCGCTGATCGAGGCCGGCGCCATCGAGGGGCTGTCGATCGGATACCGCACCCGCAAGGCGCAGAAGGATGCGGGCGGCCGAAGGCTGCTGTCCGAGCTGGAGCTGTGGGAGGTGTCGCTGGTGACCTTCCCCATGCTTCCCGATGCGCGGGTGGGCGCCAAGGCGGAGGGATCCGCCGAGGCGTTGCTGCGTGACCTGGCGGAGGCCTTCGACGGCGCCCGCCGCGTTCTGGCCGGGGATGAGTGACCGGGCCGTGACCTCTGTTTGGAACAGGATTGAGACATGACCACGAGCGAGACCAAATCCGGGGCGGCTGGCGCGCCCGCGGCGGAGGTGAAAAGCGCCCTGAGCGGGTTTCTGAAGGAATTCAGTGATTTTCAGGGCGAAGTTAAATCGAAGCTTCAACAACAGGAAGAGCGACTGACCATGCTGGACCGGAAATCCCTTATCACCGGGCGTCCCGCCCTTTCCGCCGCGGCCGAACCGCAGGCGCCGCATCAGAAGGCCTTTGCCGCCTATCTGCGCTCGGGCGATGACGACGCCCTGCGCGGGCTGGAACTGGAGGGCAAGGCGCTGAACACCTCGGTGGCGGCCGAGGGCGGATACCTGGTGGATCCGCAGACCTCGGAGGCGATCAAGAGCGTGCTGCGGGCCAATGCCTCGATCCGCGCGATCGCGCAGGTGGTCAGCGTCGAGGCGACCTCGTTCGACGTGCTGGTGGACCATACGGATATCGGCTCGGGCTGGGCGACGGAGGCGGGGCCCGCCACCGAGACCACGGCGCCGCAGTTCGACCGGGTGACCATCCCTCTGCACGAGTTGAGCGCGATGCCGAAGGCCAGCCAGCGGCTGCTGGACGACAGCGCCTTCGACATCGAGGGGTGGCTGGCCGGCCGCATCGCCGACAAGTTCGCCCGGGCCGAGGCGGCGGCCTTCATCACCGGCGACGGGGTGGACAAGCCGACGGGTTTTCTGACCCACACGCAGGTGGCCGACGCGACCTGGAGCTGGGGGAATATCGGCTACATCGCCACCGGCACCGATGGCGATTTCAACGCCACCGCGCCCTCGGATGCGATCCTCGACCTGGTCTATGCGCTGGGGGCGCGGTACCGGGCCAACGCCAGTTTCGTGATGAACTCCAAGACCGCGGGCGTGGTGCGCAAGATGAAGGATGCCGACGGCCGCTTCCTGTGGTCGGATGGGCTGGCCGCGGGCGAGCCCGCGCGCCTGCTGGGTTATCCGGTGCTGATCGCCGAGGACATGCCGGATATCGCCTCGGGCAGCACGGCCATTGCCTTCGGCGATTTCGCGGCCGGCTACACCGTGGCCGAGCGGCCCGACCTGCGGGTGCTGCGCGATCCGTTCTCGGCCAAGCCGCATGTGCTGTTCTACGCGACCAAGCGGGTGGGCGGCGATGTCAGCGACTTTGCCGCGATCAAGCTGCTGAAATTCGCGATCTCGTAACCGCGGGGTCGTGATCGGCCGGCGCTTGTGCGCCGGTCCTGGCGCGCGCCGAGAGAGCCTTGCGTTGTCTAGCTGCTCCCTCCGTCCGAGCAATGCGGGTGGCGCGCGCCTTTCCCTGGGGCGGGTTTCCGGAGGTTATCCATGATGTTGATCGAGCAGACCACAGTGGCCGCCGCGGCGTTGCCCCTGGGGCAATTCAAGGACCATCTGCGCCTGGGCACGGGGTTTGCCGATGACGGGGCCGAGGATGCGCTGGTCGAGGCGCTGCTGCGGGCCGCGATGGCGGCGGTGGAGGGGCGCACGGGCAAGGTGCTGCTGGCGCGCGAGTTCACCTGGGCGCTGACCGCGTGGCGGGATGCGGCGGCGCAGGCGCTGCCGGTGGCGCCGGTGAGCAGCCTGCTGGAGCTGAAGGTGATCGACCGCGCCGGGGCGGCGACGGTGATCGACGCAGCGAATTACCGGCTGGAAAGCGACACGCACCGGCCGCGGCTGGCGGCCAATGGCGCGCAGCTGCCGACGATCCCGATGGGGGGCAGCGCGGAGGTTCGGTTTCGAGCCGGGTTCGGCGCGGGCTGGAATGCGGTGCCGCCGGACCTCGGCCAGGCGGTGTTCCTGCTGGCCGCGCATTACCACGAGCACCGCGACGCGGCCGCTCTGGGCGAGCGGGCGATGCCCTTCGGCGTGGCCAGCCTGGTCGAGCGTTGGCGCACGGTGCGTGTCCTCGGCGGGGGCGCGGCATGAGCGGGCCGGTGCTGAACCGCCGCCTGGTGCTGGAGGCACCCCAGAGGGTGGCCGATGGCGCCGGCGGTTTTTCCGAGAGCTGGGCCGCGTTGGGCACGCTCTGGGCCGAGGTGAGGCCGGGCACGGGGCGCGAGATCGGCGGGCAGGGCGGGCCGCTGTCCCGCGTGCCCTACCGGATCACGGTGCGCGGCGCGCCGGTGGGGGCGCCCTCGCGCCCCAAGCCCGAGCAGCGGTTCCGCGAAGGGGCGCGGCTGTTCCACATCCTGGCCGTGACCGAGCGCGACGGGCGCGGCCATTACCTGACCTGTTTTGCCGAAGAGGAGCTGGGCGCATGAGCTATGGCGTATCGGCCGCCCTGCAGGCGGCGGTGTATCAGCATCTGGCCGCCGACGCGGCGCTGGCGGCGCTGGTGGGCAGCGCGATCTACGACGCGCTGCCGGCGGGGACCTTGCCGGACCTCTATGTCAGCCTCGGCCCCGAGGAGGCGCGCGACCGCTCGGACAAGACCGGCGGTGGCGCGCTGCACCTGTTCACGGTCAGCGTGGTCAGCGCGGCGGCGGGTTTCCAGGCGGCCAAGGACGCGGCGGCGGCGGTGTCGGATGCGCTGGTGGACGCGCCGCTGAGCCTCAGCCGCGGCGTGCTGGTGAGCCTGCAATTCGACCGGGCGCGGGCCGAACGGCTGACCGACGGCACCCGGCGCATCGACCTGCGCTTTCGCGCGCGGGTGGACGATCAATGACCCTCAGATTGGAGTGACGCAAAATGACGGCCCAGAATGGCAAGGACCTTCTGATCAAGCTCGACCTGACCGGTGGCGGCCAGTTCGAGACCATCGCGGGGCTGCGCGCCACGCGGATCAATTTCAACGCCGAGACGGTGGATGTGACCAGCCTGGAATCCACGGGCGGCTGGCGCGAGCTGCTGGCCGGTGCCGGCGTGAAATCGGCGGGCATCACCGGGGCGGGCGTGTTCAAGGATGCGAGCACCGATGAACGCGCGCGGCAGATCTTCTTCGATGGCGAGACGCCGGATTTCCAGGTGGTGATCCCAGCCTTCGGCATCGTGCAGGGGCCGTTCCAGGTGACGGCGCTGGAATACGCGGGCAGCCATAACGGCGAGGCGAGCTACGAGCTGAGCCTCGCCTCGGCGGGCGTGCTGACCTTTACGGCGCTGTGATGGTGAACCCTTACGCGGGCGAGGTGGCGCTGGTCATGGACGGCCGGCGCCACGTGCTGAAGCTGACGTTGGGGGCGCTGGCGGAACTGGAGGCGGGGCTGAAGGCCGATAGCCTGGTGGCGCTGATCGAGCGGTTCGAGGGCGGGGCCTATGGCACGCGGGACGTGCTGGCGCTGCTGCTGGCGGGGCTGCGCGGGGGCGGCTGGCAGGGAACCGCGGCCGACCTGGCATCGGCCGAGATCGCAGGCGGGCCGGTGGAGGCCGCGCGGGTTGCCGCCGAACTGCTGACCCGCGCCTTTACGGTGCCGGACCATGACGGCGTTTGATTGGCCGGGATTGATGCGGGCGGGGCTGCAGGGGCTGCGCTTGCAGCCCGCGCAGTTCTGGGCGCTGAGCCCGGCGGAGCTGATGCTGATGCTGGGCGCGGGGTCCGGGCCCGCGCCCTTGTCGCGCGCCCGGCTGGAGGAGCTGGCGGCGGCCTTTCCCGACATATCCGAAAGGACTGAGGAATGACGACGATCGACGGGCTGGATGCCCTTGAGGCGGAGATTGACGCGCTGGAGGAGTCCTTTGGCGGGGCGCGCGGCATGGCGGCGGCCTTTGACCTGGAGCTGGTCAGGATGCGCGACAGCCTGACCCTGACCGGGCGCGAGGTGGGGGTGCTGTCGCGTTCCATCGGGCGGGGGCTGCGCTCGGCCTTTGACGGGCTGGTCTTTGACGGGATCAAGCTGTCCGAGGCGATGCGGGATCTCGCGAACTCGATCCTGAACGCGACCTATTCGGCGGCGGTGACCCCGGTGCAGAACCACCTGGGCGGGCTGATCGCCAGCGGGATCGAGGGCGTGGTGAAGGGGGCGGTGCCCTTTTCCGCGGGCGGCGCCTTCACCCAGGGCCGGGTGATGCCCTTTGCCAGCGGGGGCGTGGTGCGTCAGGCCAGCTATTTCCCCATTCGGGGCGGGGTCGGCCTGATGGGCGAGGCGGGGCCGGAGGCGATCATGCCGCTGACGCGGGGCGCGGACGGGCGGCTGGGCGTGCGCGCGCAGGGCGCGGCGCGTCCGGTGCAGATCACCATGAATATCAGCACGCCCGACGTGCAGGGCTTTCAGCGCAGCCAGAGCCAGATCGCGGCCGAGCTGGGCCGCATGCTGAGCCGCGGCCAGCGCAACAGCTGACAAGGAAAGGAGGGAGCGATGGGATTTCACGAGGTGAGATTTCCGCCCAACCTGAGCTTTGGCTCGGTGGGCGGGCCCGAGCGGCGCACCGAGATCGTGACGCTGACCAACGGGTTCGAGGAGCGCAACACGCCCTGGGAACATGCGCGCCGGCGCTATGACGCGGGGGTGGGGCTGCGCTCGCTCGACGATGTGGAGGCGCTGATCGCGTTCTTCGAGGCGCGGCGCGGGCAGCTTTACGGGTTCCGCTGGAAGGACTGGTCGGATTTCAAATCCTGCCTGCCCTCGCGCGAGGTGGATTTCCAGGACCAGGAGATCGCGTTGGGCGATGGCGCGACCAAGGAGTTCCAGTTGACCAAGGCGTATGCCTCGGGCGAGGCGCGCTATGTCCGCCCGATCACCAAGCCGGTGGCGGGCACGGTGCGTGTGGGCGTGGATGGCAGCGCGCTGCGTGAGGGCGTGCATTTCGAGGTGGACACGGCGACCGGGTTGGTCACGCTGGTCGACCCGCCCGATATCGGGGTGATCGTCAGCGCCGGGTTCGAGTTCGACGTGCCGGTGCGCTTTGACACCGACCTGATCCAGACCTCGGTCAGCAGTTTCAAGGCAGGCGACGTGCCGCGCGTGCCGGTGGTGGAGCTGCGGGTCTGATGGCGGTGGCGGAGGACTTGCTGGCCCATCTGGGCACGGGCGCGACGACGCTGTGCCGCTGTTGGGCGGTCACGCGCAGGGATGGCGTGGTGATGGGGTTCACCGATCACGACCGGGAACTGGGCTTTGACGGGATTACCTTCCGCCCCAACACGGGGCTGACGGCGCGGGCGCTGACCCAGACCACGGGCCTGTCGGTGGACAATACCGAGGCCGTGGGCGCGTTGAGCGACGCGGCGGTGCGCGAGGCGGATCTGCTGGCCGGCCGCTATGACGGGGCCGGTATCCGCGCCTGGCTGGTGAACTGGGCCGCGCCTGAACAGCGGGTGATGCAGTTCCAGGGCTCGATCGGCGAGGTCACGCGGCTGGGCGGCGCCTTCCAGGCCGAGCTGCGGGGGCTGGCCGAGGCGCTGAACCAGCCGCAGGGGCGCGTCTATCAGAAGCCCTGCGCGGCGGTTCTGGGGGACGGGGAGTGCCGGTTCGACCTGGACCAGCTTGGCTATTCCGTCGAGCTGCCGGCGGAGGAGGTTTCCGAGGCGCGGGTGTTCCGTTTCGTGGGCCTCGACGGGTTTGAGCCGCGCTGGTTTGAGGCCGGGCGTCTGCGGGTGCTGGACGGCGCGGGTGCGGGCGTGATCCGGATCATCAAGAACGACCGGTACGAGGGTGGCGTGCGGGTGGTCGAGCTGTGGGAGTCGCTGCGCCTGCCGGTGGCGACGGGCGATCTGCTGCGGCTGGAGGCGGGCTGTGACAAGCGCGCCGAGACCTGCCGGCTGAAATTTAACAACCTGCTGAATTTCCGTGGCTTCCCGCATGTTCCGGGCGAGGACTGGCTGATCAGCTATCCGGTGTCGGGCGGCCGCAACGACGGCGGGAGCCTGCAATGAGCGGTGTCGCGGCCGAGGCCGTGCGCGCGGCGCGGGGGTGGATTGGCACGCCCTATGTGCATCAGGCCTCATGCCAAGGCGCGGGGGCGGATTGCCTGGGGCTGGTCCGGGGCGTGTGGCGGGCGCTCTACGCCGGCGAGCCCGAATTGCCGCCGGCCTATACGTCCGACTGGGCCGAGCCGCAGGGGGAAGAGCGGCTGTGGCGGGCCGCGCTGCGGCATCTGGTGGCCAAGCGGCTGGATCAGGCGGCGCCGGGCGACGTGCTGCTGTTCCGCATGCGGGCGGGGGCGGTGGCCAAGCATCTGGGGATTCAGGCCGGCGTCGGTGACGGGGCCAGCTTTATCCACGCTTATACGGGGCATGGCGTGGTCGAAAGCCCGCTGACCGCCCCCTGGGCGCGCCGCATCGTGGCGCGCTTTGCATTTCCGGAAAGGGGGGCCTGATGGCGACGATTGTTCTTTCGGCCGCGGGGGCCGCGGCGGGGGCGGCGCTGGGCGGCTCGGTGCTGGGGCTGTCGAGCGTGGTGCTGGGCCGCGCGGCGGGCGCGACGCTGGGCCGGGTGATCGACCAGAGCCTGCTGGGCACCGGATCGAAGGCGGTGGAGACGGGGCGGGTGGAACGCTTCCGCCTGTCGGGGGCGAGCGAGGGCGCGCCGGTCACGCAATGCTATGGCCGGGTGCGGCTGGCGGGGCAGGTGATCTGGGCCTCCCGCTTTCGGGAAACCAAGACCGTGCGCGGTGGCGGCAAGGGCGCGTCGAAGCCGAAGGTGAAGGACTATTCCTATACCGTCAGCCTGGCGGTCGCGCTCTGCGAGGGCGAGATTATGCGCGTGGGCCGGATCTGGGCCGACGGGGTGGAGATCGCGCCGGACAGCCTGACCATGCGCGTCTACACGGGCACCGAGGGGCAGCTCCCGGACCCCAAGATCGAGGCGGTCGAGGGGCAGGGGATGGCGCCGGCCTATCGCGGCACGTCCTGCGTGGTGCTGGAGGACCTGGATCTGGGGGCGTTCGGCAACCGTGTGCCGCAGTTTTCCTTCGAGGTGTTCCGGGCGGCGCAGAGCGGCGTCGAGGGGGGCGAGAGCCTGTCGGACCTGCTGCAGGGCGTGGCGCTGATCCCCGGCACGGGCGAATACGCGCTGGCCACGACGCCGGTGCATTACGCGGACGGGCCGGGGGTGAACCGCTCGGCCAATGTGAACACGCCCAGCGGCAAGACCGACTTCGCCACCTCGCTGGAGATGCTGCGCGAGGAGCTGCCGTCCTGCGGCTCGACCCTGCTGGTGGCAAGCTGGTTCGGCAGCGACCTGCGCTGCGGCTCCTGCGTGATCCGGCCGAAGGTGGAGCAGACCCAGGTCGATGGGCAGAACATGCGCTGGCGGGTCTCGGGGCTGACCCGCGACACGGCGCAGACGGTGCCGCAGGACGGCGGGCGGGTTGTCTATGGCGGCACGCCCTCGGACGCGGCGGTGATCGAGGCGCTGCAGGCGCTGGCGGCGGCGGGGAAGACGGCTGTCTATTACCCCTTCATCCTGATGGAGCAGATGGGGGGCAACGCGCTGCCCGACCCCTGGACCGGCGGCACCGGCCAGCCGGCGCTGCCCTGGCGGGGCCGGATCACCAGCTCGCTGGCGCCGGGGCAGGACGGCAGCCCCGACGGCACGGCGGCGGCCGAGGCAGAGGTGGCGGCGTTCTTCGGCAGCGCCGCGCCGGCGGATTTCCAGTACCAGGAGGCGGCGGGCGGCGGGGCCGAAGGCTGGCCGACGCCGCCCTCGGCGCAGGGGACGCCCAAGAACGTGACCATTGCCTATTCGGGGCCCGACGAGTGGTCCTATCGCCGGTTCATCCTGCACCAGGCGCATCTTTGCGCGGCGGCGGGGGGCGTGTCGGCCTTCTGCATCGGCTCGGAAATGCGCGGGCTGACGCAGATCCGGGGGGCGAATGGCAGTTTCCCGGCGGTGGAGGCGCTGCGGGCGCTGGCGGCGGATGTGCGCGCGGTCCTCGGGCCCGGGGTGAAGATCGGCTATGCCGCCGACTGGTCGGAATATTTCGGCTATCAGCCGCAGGACGGCTCGGGCGACGTGTATTTCCACCTCGACCCGCTGTGGGCCGATCCGAATATCGATTTCATCGGCATCGACAATTACATGCCGCTGTCGGACTGGCGCGAGGGCGAGGATCACGCCGACGCGGACTGGGGCTCGATCTATGCGCTGGATTACCTGCGCGCCAATGTCGAGGGCGGCGAGGGGTACGAGTGGTACTATGCCTCGCCCGAGGCGGAGGCGGCGCAGATCCGCACGCCGATCACGGACGGCGCGCATGGTGAGCCGTGGGTGTACCGCTACAAGGACATCCGCAACTGGTGGCTGAACGCGCATCATGAGCGGATCGGCGGCGTGCGGTCCGAGACCCCCACCGCCTGGGTGCCGCAGTCGAAGCCCATCTGGTTCACCGAATACGGCTGCGCGGCGATCGACAAGGGGACCAACCAGCCGAACAAGTTTCTCGACCCCAAATCCTCGGAATCCAAGCTGCCGAAATTTTCCTCGGGCGTGCGTGACGACCTGATGCAGGCGCAGTATCTGCGCGCGGTGACGGGCTATTGGGCGGACCCGGCGAAAAACCCGGTCTCGGAGGTCTATGGCGGGCCGATGATCGACATGTCCCGCGCCCATGTCTGGGCCTGGGACACGCGGCCCTATCCGCAGTTCCCCGCCAATGCGGAGCTGTGGAGCGACGGCGAGAATTACGATCGGGGCCACTGGCTGAACGGGCGGGTCTCGGCGCAGGCGCTGGCGGCGGTGGTGGCCGAGATCTGCGCGCGCTCGGGCGTGAGCGCGGTGGATGTCGGGCGGCTCTATGGCATGGTGCGCGGCTACTCGGTGGACGATGTCGCGGGG